AGCCACACTTCTGGAGCTAGTGGAACTGGAGGTAGCGGAATAGTAATAATAAGGTATAAGTTTCAATAGGTAAAAATTATGAGTGAAATAAAAGTAAATAAAATTAGTCCACGATCCGGCACAACGGTAACACTAGGAGATAGTGGCGATACGTTCACAATTCCTAGTGGTGCAACAATTAATAACCAAGGTACAGCAACAAACTTTGGTGCAACAGGTTCAGCGTCTTGGACAACAACAGTTAAGACATCAACTTTCACAGCAGTCGCTGGCGAAGGATATTTTGTAGATACAACAAGTGGAGCAATATCAGTTAATCTTCCAGCGGGAACACCAGGAGCAGTCGTTGCAATATCAGATTATGCAAAGAATTTTGCTACAAACGCCTGTACGTTAGTTCAAAATGGTTCAGATAAAATTGGTGGTTCAGCTATTAATGGAACTTTAGAAACAAATGGTATGGCACTAACATTAATTTTTATAGATTCAACAAAAGGTTGGATTGTAACTGATGATGGAAATCAAACAACAGCAAATACAAATCCATATATGGTTGCAACAGGTGGAACAGAATCAACTTGTGGTAATTATAAAATTCACACATTTAATAGTCCTGGTTGTTTTTCAGTAAGTAAAATTGCAAGTTGTGCTGCTGATAATAAACTTGATTATTTAGTAGTAGCTGGTGGCGGTGGTGGTGGAGGAACAAATTGTACTTCTGCAGGTGGCGGCGGAGCTGGTGGGTTAAGATTTTATGCAAACACTCCAACAAACCCACAAGCAGCAAATCCTTCAAATCCACTTAATAATTTTCCCTCTGGAACAACTATTACAGCCACAGCTGCATCTTTTCCAATAACAGTTGGAGGTGGTGGTGCTGGTGGTCCAAATGCTACAGATGGTCCAACTTTAGGAACAAATGGTAGTGTTTCAACTTTTTCAACAGTAACATCTTCAGGTGGTGGTGGGGGTCACGGATATAAAGGTGGTCAACCAATGGTTGGTAATCCAGGTGGATCTGGTGGTGCTGGATCTTATGGTAGTGCTGGTGGAAATGGAAATGACCCTTCTACAAGTCCTGCCCAAGGTAATAATGGTGGTGCAGGTGATAATAGTCCACAATTAGGTGGCGGAGGTGGCGGAGCTATTGCAGCGGGTACAACTGCCTCACCTAGTACAACTGGTAACGGTGGTGCAGGTGCTGGGTTTACAGGTTTTGGTGCAAGTAATGGACAATGTTCAAGTTGTAAACAATATTTTTCTGGTGGTGGTGGAGGTGGTTCTGATAGTGCATTTCCAGCAGGTGGAACTGGTGGTCTTGGTGGTGGAGGGGTTGGAGGAAGAGATAGTGCTGGAACAGCTGGAACAGATAACACTGGTGGCGGCGGTGGTGGTAGACAAAATTCAAGTGGATCTCCAGGCTTTGGAACAGGAGGAAATGGTGGATCAGGAATAGTGGTAATAAGATATAGATATCAATAGTTGAATGGTAATTAAAATTAATATATAAGGAGAAACATTATGGCACATTTTGCAAAACTAGGAGCTAACGGAAAAGTTATTCAAGTGTTGACTATGGATAACGATAAAATGTTAAATGCTGATGGAGTTGAAGATGAAACAGTAGGTCAACAGTGGTTAGAACAACATAACAACTGGCCTTCACAAATGTGGATTCAAACATCTTATAATACATCAGGTAACAAACATTCATCTGGTGATGATTCAAAAGCATTTAGAGGAAATTACGCAGGTATAGGTTATACTTGGGACGAAGATAATCAAATCTTTTGGCCTAAATCACCTTATGCATCTTGGGTAAAAGATACTACAACTGCATCTTGGAAATCACCAATCGGTGATGCTCCAGCATTAACTGCAGAACAAACTTCACAAAATGAAGCTGATACTCACAGATGGTCTTACATCTGGAATGAAGCTAATCAATCTTGGGACTTGACAGATACAAAAGCATAAATTAAAAATGGTGGTGGTATGCAGAAGAAAGTATTAACAGAGCAAGCTATATATTTTGGTGACGTGGCAATGCCTAAAGATTGGGACATTGACCGAGATAAATTACAAAACGACATTTTAAAATCACAAGTTACAGATTCACCTTTTCCATTTTCACGAACATTTGATATGTTAAATACTTATATGAGAGATCATATAAATTTAGACTATGGATTTACTTTAGTTAATAAAGAAACGTGGGGTAATATGTATAAGCCTCAAGAAACAACAATACCATTATTAAATATAGATCCTGTGGATTTACGTAATTCACCAGATTATACATTACTCTATGGTGTAAAAGTAAAAAACTGTATGATCAGAATACACTATGAAGATAACAGACGTAAAGGTAGATCTTGGGATATACCACTTAAAAATAATATGTTTATTATGTTTCCATCAACTAATATGTATTACTTAACTAATAATCAAAAGGATAGTTTAAACTTTGTGCAAACAATAACTTATGAATATATCTAATTACTATTGGTATTTTAGTGGTGTATTGACACCTAAATTTTGTGATGAAGTAATACAATATGCTAAATCACAAAAAGAAGTTATGGCTAGAACAGGTAGCTATGGTGATAGAAAATTAAAAAAAGAAGAAGTATTAGATTTAAAAAGAAAAAGAAACTCTGATCTAGTTTGGTTAAATGATACTTGGATATATAAAGAATTACATCCTTATGTACACCAAGCTAATAAAGATGCCGGTTGGAATTTTGAGTGGGACAGATCGGAATCGTGTCAGTTTACAAAATATAAACTAAACCAATACTATGATTGGCATTGTGATAGTTGGGATAAACCTTATGAAAAAGAAGGACCCGACAATGGTAAAATTAGAAAACTATCTATGACTTGTCAGTTAACAGATGGTTCAGAATACAAAGGTGGTGAATTAGAATTTGATTTTAGAAACTATGATCCACATATGCGAGACGAATCAAAACATAGAATACAGTGTAAAGAGATATTACCCAAAGGATCTATTATTGTATTTCCTAGTTTTGTGTGGCATAGAGTTAAACCAGTAACATCAGGCACAAGATATAGTCTTGTGGTATGGCATTTAGGGAGGCCTTTTAAATAATGTTTATAAATAGTTATTTTCCAACTGTAATATGGAGTGAAGAAAAACCAGAGTTTGTTAAATCGTTAAATAAAGCAAGTAACAAATATATTAGTGATGCTCGTAAGAGAGAAAAAGAATTTATAAAAAAAAATGGTGACTTTGGAAGATCATATCATTCAACACAACTTCTTACAGATAATGATTTTTTAGATTTTAGAAATTACATTGGTCAAAAGTCATGGGAATATTTAGATCACCAAGGTTATGATATGTCACAATATCAAACTATGTTTAGTGAAATGTGGGTACAAGAGTTTGCTAAAAAAGGTGGTGGTCATCACAGTGCACACATACATTGGAATCAACATGTATCAGGATTTTATTTTTTAAAATGCAGTGATAAAACTTCTTTTCCAATATTTCACGAACCAAAGACAGGTGCAAGATGCACAAAATTAAAAATGAAACCAGACTTGAAAGGTGTATGGCCTGGTCACGAACAATTTCATTTAAAACCTAAACCAGGCACATTAATTATATTTCCAGGTTATTTAGAACACGAGTATGCAGTAGATTTTGGTATTGAACCATTTAGATTTATACATTGGAATATACAAGCGGTGCCAAAAGAGATGGCTAAAGATGTCTGAAATAAGCTATGAGATAGAACCAATATTTAAAATAGAATTTTTTAAGATTAAATGTGTAGATTTCAAAAACAAAAAAGAACACATTGAAAAAATTTTAAAACAATTTCCAGAAACACAAAGACCTAATTTTTATAGCAATAGAGATGAAGCTGATTTTACTTGGAATCTAAGACAAATCTTTGAAGATGAATTTAAATTGATAGAAAAAAAATATAACAACAAAATTTTATTACAAAGAGCATGGTCGGTAACTTACGATAAAGGTCATTATCATGTTCCTCATAATCATAGCTCTCAAGGATACACTGGTATATTATATTTACAAATTAATAAAGATTCACCAAAAACAACATATATACAGCCTTGGAATAATACAAATGATCAGACTGTTTTATATGCTCCTGATGTGGAACAGGGTGATATTATGATTGTGCCTCAATTCTTAATGCATTATACTGAACCTAATAAAAGTTATTTTAAAAAAAGAATTATATCTTTTGATTTTCATGAGCTTCAAAAAAAATAAATATACAATTATTCGTAAAGCAATATCAAGTGATTTAGCAGTATTTGTAAGAAATTATTTTTGTATGCAAAAACAAGTATATGATACTTGTAGACAAGCAAGATACTTTTCACCATTCGAAAATATATTAGGATATTATGA